TATGAGTTGATCGCCAAAACGGTCATGCTTGGCGCTATCGTGACAACCGAGCTGGATGCGGCCATGCTTGGCGCTGTCGCGAAAACCGAGCTGGATGTGCACAAAGTTAGCCAACCTGTTGTGCAGGCTTTGGTCCATGCGCGCCCGGTCACTCTACACGGGACAGCTGCAGAACCAGCCAAGCCTTTCATCGATAGCCGATTCAACAAGGTGGAGTGATGGAGCGCAAACCGACATTCACACCTGGCAGCTTGCCACCGGCCCGGCGCAAGTACGTGGCCAACTTCCTGCGATCCTGGATTAACTGGGCAGAGGCAGGTGGCCACCCAGGTGAACTGCCGTTCAAGCGAAGCGACGGCCTGTGCATAGCAGCCCTGCGCTGGGATGACATGATGAAGCCTTGTGATCCTATGAAGGCCGATGTGCCACAAATCGACATTGCCAACCTGGCTGTGCGACAAGAGTTTGAGTGGCAATTCAGAGGTGGTGAGATCCCAAGCAGTCGATACCCTTTCGACGCGGTTCTTGGCAGTGATGTGCGCCGGTACTCTGCCGAGTCGCGCGCTGGCGAGTGCCACCTCAACCCACAACGCCGCGCATGGGCGAAGGCGTATTTAGAAGCATTGGAGACATACAAATGAACATCCAACCTCCACAAATGAACATCCAACCTCCATCGCCAGTCCAGTTCGTCACATCCATTCTGATTCGCCCGTCCATCATCAATGGCAGTGGTGTGCACCCGGTATCCATCCAGGACAAGCCAACGCACATCTCCACTTACCTCGTTCTGTCGGATGAGAGTGAGCTTTGGATCAGCGACAACACCCCAAACGCGTTGGGCTCTGTCCTGGAGCGCGCCGCCAAGTTGTCCATCTTCTATGGCGTTCCGATTGAAGGTGCGGAAGGCCTGGACCTGCAGGCGCAAGCGGGTGCCGATCCTGCGTTGGTTCATCCGCTCAATGGCCAGGTTTCGCTGCGTCCGTGCGCGGTGGTGGCCATCCACACCAGTCCAAACGATAGCGTCGAAATGAAGGTCATAGCCTTTGACTCAACGCTGCTGCCAGAGAACACCAAACTCTGGCTCTACCACGGGCCTAAGCCGGGTGCTGGACGTCTACTGGAATACATCTCATGACCGCCCAGGCCTCCATCCTCAAGGTGTTGGCCACTGCCCAGGAGGCTGGCGTTAACGTCGGCCATCCTACATTCCTGTATTGGATGTTCGAAGGCGCCCGCGTTCCAGAGCTGGACGATTGGGCGCTGACTCTGGGCTGGAAGCCAGGCCAAGGCGATACCACACTGTATTGCGCGCTGGTGTGCCTCCCCATCGTCGGACCTCATGAGGCTGCCAAAATCTGTCAAGCAATAGAGGCGTATTGGAAGTGATCCAGTTGACTAACACCAAGGCCTGTCCGTTCTGCGGGAGCCAGCCGGAGTTGAGTATTTCGAATTCTGGCAGTGATGTGTTCGCACATCTGATGTGCTCTTCGCGTTACATGTGCGGCGTCAAACCTCACACAAGTGGGATGAGCACCACCCACCATTGGTCACGTGAGTACGGCAATAAGCGACACAGATCTGACGAAGAGGCAATGACTGATGCAACCGACCGCGCCATTGAGAAGTGGAACAGGAGGTCTGGTGCATGAAACGAACACCAAAGAAGAAGTGGCGCAAGCTGTACAGCTGGACGCGGCTGATGTTCGCGATTCAAAACGCCGGCAATGGCCCACCGGTCGAAGTTGACGAGCGCATCAAGCGCTTGTGGCAAAACCCAGGCGATCCATTGCGGCACAAGCAGCCTGGGCGCAACATCGTGCTGTTGAATCGCAAGCGCAACACCATTGCTCGTGGTCTGCCGTGGCACGGCTTCAATCCGCACCGTGAGCAGATTAATTGTCGTTGCGTGGCGGTTCCGATTGCGGTACAACATGTGCACGACAACGAGGCGCCAGAATGACCGAACAGATGTGGCTGGAGGGTTTGTGAAATGAAGAAGACACCGGAAATGATGGAAGGCACCCACAAGCGCAATAGCGACCGCTGGGATGCTCGTGACGAAGACGGACTGGTTGTGAAGAGGCACCCGAACAAACGCAAGAAGCAAGATTCAAAGTCAGGAAAGAAGTGAAATAAAGTGTTGCCTTTCGATCAAAGCCACGAGATAATGTGCTCATCGAAAGGCAACTACCAGAAAGGACAGAACGATGAAGGCACTGACTGAATCCCAGAAAAATGCAATCAAATCGTACGAGGCTGAGCTGGCGAAAAACGCCTCAAGCGAAGACTGGTATGTTGAAGAGCAAAACACCCAGAGCAATGAGACTGTCCACCCAATCAAGGGACACAAGGGGTGGACGGCAAAGCGCGATGGCAAACGTTTCGCTGTTGCATTTGATGGCGAGTTCAAGTTCTATGCGGTCAGACTCAAAGCTGTTCCAGGCTTGATCAAATCGTTCAAGGCATCTTGATCCAACCACACCCAAAGCCCTCTTGATTGAGGGCTTTTCACTTTCTTTCACTTTCTGATGGAATAAGTGTTGCTTTGTCTGTTCACTCGCGTATAATGAACTCATCGGAAGGCAGAAAGCCTTACCCAAATGAGGATACAGAGATGAAATCGGCAGCCAAAGTCACCGTTAAAGTTGAAGACTACAAAGGAGAAGTGACTGAGTTGACTGGCTTCAAAACTCTGAAGCGCAACCAGCACGGAAACATCCGTGGCTATGTCGGTCGTGAACTGGTAGAGCAGTTCGGTGAAGACTCGATCCGTGCTGCAGCTTGGATCTTGGAGACTGAAGAGCCTGCTGAGATCGACGCCTTCTGCAAAAAGCACAAACTGATCTGATAACCTCAAACAACAAAACCCCGGCCAGAGCGATCTGAGCCGGGGTTTCTGCATCTAAAGCACCATCGAATTCCAGCCCATCCCGGCCACGCTACCCGCTACCCGCTACCTTTGCCTGGACTGGCACCCAATCGCCACAGGGCACCCACCAAGGCTGTGTATTTGGGCCGGTTCTAGTGGTGGGTGGTAGGGCTAGGCGACTCAGGCAGCGCATCCTGGCCAGCCTCCATCCGATAGAAGTCCTCCAGCGAGCGCCCTGCCTTCGTCTTGCCAGACTCATCAACCACGGTGATGCCGCACATGATGTTGAGCTCTTTGATGGCGTTCAATCGCACACTGTCCTTGGCAAATGGATTTCGCGCTGACGACAGCAGTTCGTTCAGGCTGATTTTGGTGTTCCACAGCTCTGTGGTTTTGACCTCATTCAGACGCTGAGCAAACCTGGACTTGTAATATGGGTTGTGCTCCATATTCTCAATGCGGATGTGGGCATTGCCGTCATAGTTCTCTGCGCCAAATACCCGCTTAAAGGCAGTTGACGTGTGATAACCGTGAATGCGATACTCAATGTATTGATCAAAGAGGTCGCGATGCACAATGGCAAACTCTTCTGTTGCAAACAGGAATGGGGGCTTCTTCTCGATGCCGCCATCTTCGTTGTTGCTCATGATACTGTATCCTTAATGGGCGATTAACAACTAGTGTAAGTTGATTGTGTGTTGGCGATCAAGCTGCATTATTTCGTGATTGCCGCGTAGTTGATGCTGGAGTTGTTGAAATGAGTTGCTGGCATCTAGAGTCGGATCGGATAAACGGCATCTGAGAAATAGGGTGGCTGATGGCACAAGCCCAATGATTTCGCAGCCTTGAGCACGATCGTTGCGCCTTGCCGCCCTGTTGAAAAATTTCAGCCGCAACTGGCAAGGCCGCGAATTCTCTGGGTTCTAACTACTTAATTGCTTTATTTAAGATAAATAATAATTTTAGGAAAGTACAAAATGAAAAGGGCTTAGACCTTTTGCCGTTGCGGCGTTGCAACCGCAATAACCGCAACTAAGTACCTCAACCCCACGAACGGCGCGGCCTGCGAAGTTGCGGCTGAATTAGTTGCGGCTCCGCAATTGACCGCCCTAGCCCACGAACGGCGCGGCCTTGACCCAAATTCCCAGCACCTAAAAACCAGCCGCAACTAGCCACAAAAACAGCACATTAACCCAAAATTAGGCACATTAAACCCAACATCAAGAACACAAGAACACATATTTCCACTCAAACGCCGTTTATCGGATCCACATCACCAATCGGCAAACCACACAAAACCAGTATCGCCATTCCTTCGACTACAACAAAACCGCCAACTCACTTTCATTTTTCCACCTCACTTCACCGAAAACCACCATCGCACCCAGCAACCCAACACTCAACCAAAGCCGTTCATCGGATTTATTGTCACCAATCCCAGAATGGCGAAAGCCGGCAAGCCTAATACAAGCGCTCACCGGCCACAATAAAGCCACCTCAGATCAACAATTAGAACCCACCGTGAGGCTCCCCACCGCCATTTGGCTTGACATCTTCGACATTATCCACTGCACCTTCACTCAGCGCATTCTCATCGGCTTCATCAGCCTCAGCCATCTTGCCAATGTTGTCGTTGAAATCCTCAGTCGTCTCGAACTGCTCGAACATATATCCACGCATCGAGCCGCTTTTGATTGAGGTTGGGATGCCACCCAGCGCCGCCATCTTCGTCACCAAGTGTCGATCATTGAGCCGGTTCTTCCGGTCAAACTTGTCGTACACCATGGCAATCTCAGCCGTGGAGATGAACATGCCCTTTTGCTTGCGACCATCCCAGTACACTTTCCTGCATTCTTTGAGGACTGGGATCAGGAAGCGCTCTAGTGCATCGTCGCGGATGGTGCCACGGTCGCGTTTCTGTTCACCCAGGTTGAATGCGGCAACTTTCTTGCTGACATCGTCCACATACTTCTTGTAGCCTTTCTGCCCATACTTCTTGATCCACGCGGCGCACTCACCCATGATCTGCCAAAAGTCTTCATCAAACGTGGAGAAGTCGGCAGAGAAGTGTTCACGCCATTGGGGCTGACCAAACTTGTCAGGCAGCTGACCAACAAACATTGGATAGAAACGCCGGTTGCCCGTATCGTCGCGCTGCAGACCTTCGTACTTGTTGCCGTCCATCACGATGATCCACTGACGTTCCTGATGGAATGTGCCCTCATACTTATAGTGCATCGAGTCAGAGGTGGTGGTGATGAAGGACTTGATCTTGTTGAGGTCGCCGCGTGTGAAGCCGGTCATCTCACCGACGTTGGCGATGATGGAGTTGCCGGTGATCTCACGCAGGAATTCGTTCTTGTCAGCACTCAAGTCCAGCTGCACCGCGTCGGCCTTCTTATCCTGAAGGACCAACTCACAGATGCGCTTGGACAGATACGACTTACCGGCGTTCTGGGTGCCGAACAACGACAGCACCATGGGCGCCAGACAGCCGGGGTTCATCACCCGGTTGTAGATTGACAGCCAGAAGTATTGCCCGAAGTCATCAGAAAGATCGGACTTGTCACAATCGAACATTTCGATGAGCTTGGTGCGCATCCTGGGCTTGCCATCCCACTCAGGCACACGTTGCTCGAAGTTGCGAATGAGGTCGTTCCACTGCTGGGTCATCGCCCATTCTTTGAAGGCGCGTCGGATCGAGTCGGCGCTTTGCCCGCGAAGGCCTGCAGCAGCCACAGCGCGCACCAATTCCACCATCGAATAGCGGTCGTCAACGATCTGCCCGCGCCAATCGACCAACCGGCCCATAAACGTGTTAATGTGGGGCCTATCGACGTCGCCAAAGAGCGCATCAAATGCAGCCCAGCGGTTGTCGTCGGTTGGTTGGGGTTGCATGACGATCAAGTCACCGGCCCGCACCTGCTTCTCATCGGGGAATTCGACAGCGCCGATGGCCGCCAGGGCCTTCGCTCGCTTCACAAGGTCTTTCTCCAGGCGGATCTGCTGGATCGCCAATTCACCTTGCGCGGCCCGCTCAGCCAACTTCAACGTGGCCTTGTGGGTTTCCATCTCAGCAGCGTTAAGCTCATCGCTCATACCGGCGTCTTCCCAAGGAAGTGCCTCTGGCAGATCGCTTTCGTTGCCGTCGTTATCAATATTGTCCATTGGGTGTGACCTTAGTAGCGGGTGGTTGGCAAGGTCACAGGGTTGAGTGCCAGCTGACCCCTGTTCTCAGGGCGACGGCTCAGGTGCTCGATGTACAGAAGGGAGTTGTTCTGGATCGTGTCGTATTTGCTGAGAATGTTGCCAACGCCGCCGTTGAGCTCACTGGACAACTTCTCTGCGTAGAATTCGGAATCGGCGTTGATGTAGCCCAGATGGATCATGTAGTTGATGATCGACATCATGATCACCAGCTTCTGGCTGGCGTTCAACTTCAGCTTGGGCATGGCGAAGGACGCCAACGAGGTGCCGTGGTCGCCGGTGCCGTCGAATGTCATGCAGCAGAAGAACTTGGCACGAAGGCCGACAAACTCGACGGTTACATGAGAGATTTGATTGCCATTGCCGCTGTTGCGGGCAACGTTGATGGAGATGGGGCGTTTGAAGTCAGATCTGGAAACATCTTCAAAGATGTCGTAATCTCGGTTGCAGATTACCTGGTGAATGTTCAGGTATACAACAGAGGCAAGCAGTTCATTCTGCTCAGTCACTTTAGACACTTAGCAATTCCTTCATGGTTTATGTCCGACAGCGCTATGTGCCGGTTGGTTGGAATAGAGGGTTGGCCTGCGCCCTGGATTATCGTTTATCAGGGCGCGGCGCGGCAACTGTTAATCGGCGTGGGCCCGGTTGATTTCCTCAAGTGAATCAATAATCTTGGGCATAACGATTTGATCAGTAAAAGTTGCCCAGGTGCGTCGGTGAAGCTTACGACAAGTATCGTGAGCACATCCGAAAACAAACTCTACGTCGGCGCCTGGAATCGGCCCTCGGAAGTAGGCGCCGAATGGATCACCGTTGGTGTGCTCGTTGCCCCATGGGCATTGGATGCGATACTTGCCTGACATGTTCATGACGACATCGCCGCCCGAGCCTTCGCCTAACTTGGCAGCACCCAGGATGCGTTCGGCCATTCGCATCCAGAGCACGTCATATTTATATTCTTCCTTGTCGATGACGAATGTTTTCTTGATCGGGACTAGCACTTCAAATTGAAATGCACGAGCAATTTGCTCAATGGAGTATCGTCTGGTGTAGTCCGCATCTTTAAGTTCAACGGTGTACGGAACAACACCCCCTTCGTCCACGGGGTATTTAAGAGGTCCAGCCGGGGAGTGTCGCTTATTGTTGTAGCCAATTGGCATCCGACCGTATCGGCTGACGTCTTTAATTGTGTTGTCTCCTCCCAACTTGAGAACGTTTGTGACAAACGAAGTAAGGAAAGCCTTAAAGCGTGGCATGCTAGGCTCTGGCTCATCGAAGAAGTACCAAAGCTGGTAGTTTCCTGGGGATGTTTCAACGGTAGCGGTGGGCTTGAGAATGTTGTAGAAGTGTCTGAGGTCCATTCCTCCTTTGGAACCCTTCCCGTGGCCAATGTCATCCACCATGAGGGCAAGTCCGTGGCCAAAGGATGCTTCGCCGCGCCAGTATCGCATTTCCCCGGTCTTTGGGTTTGGGGTCTTGATGCTTGAGCTGATGCAAGCATAAGCATTGGAATTAGCGTTGATAAACTTGCCTTCTTTCCAAGGCACTGGCCACCAGCCACCGTTAATCTTTTTGCCGGTGGCGTCTGTTTGGACTGTTGCTTCTTCTGCATAACCGGCCATCACCCTTTCGTCTTCAGGAATAGTGGATTGCAACTCGATCAGGAAGCGCTCGCAGTCTTCCAGGCGTTCTTTGCGGGTCTTCACTTGTTTGCCTTCTTTCCGGTCCCTTCGCATTTATTGCAAGTTGTGGTTGGAGCCTCGGTGATGCCGGTTGACACAGAACCCCAACCTTCACAGACCACGCACGCATCCTTCTCTGAAGGGACTTCGACTTGTGGCGTTGTTTTGGCCTCTGGTGTAACTCCAATATCGTCACCCAGACGACTCCAGAAGTCGCCTTCGGACTGCTTTGTCTGTCGCATGGCCAATGCCCTTATCACAGCATTTGGGTGCTCCCAGGGCGCAGTACAAGTCGAGCACCAGCCACAGTGGTTCGGTCCGATAGGCCCGTCCAGGCCACAAGGTTCCTTGGGCATCGCCTGTGTATAATCAATGGCATCCTGCGCGGCCTTGTTGGCCTCATACTGCGCACTCTCGATCTCATCCACGCAAGCCTGCCAGCCGTCGTGCTCCAATGAGCTCATACTGCAGGTCTTCTTCGGGATGTAGTAGGTGATGTTGGCGTTGGCCGTCTTCAGGTCTTCCAGCTCTTTCTCCAACACCTTGATGCGCGCCTGGAGGGCTTTGACAACCTCTTCGCCGTCCTCGTCATCAATGCACAACTCTTCCCAACGCGCCAATATGGCTTTGTCATAGCCCCGATAATGCGGATCTGCAAGGTAGTGTGGATTTTGCTCCACAACTTCCATCAGGCCGCGCAGATCCATCTTGGCAATTTCTGCGTATGCTTGTTCGTCGCTCATTATTCCACCTCAGTAATTGGAACGTGGCTTTTCGTCTTCCAGACGGTCAATGACGGCTTGTAGCCGTTTGACTTCTGCCTGTAGGTCATCCCGCTCCTTCTGCAGTTCCGCATAAGGCTTCTGCGAGAGAACAGATTCAGGTTTATCTCCGTCAACCCTTCTGATGCGCTGCCAATGGGTCACAGTTCGAAGCTCATGGCCACTGCTTACTTCGACATACCAAATGTACGCATAGTTGTCACTTTCAGGCGCAGCGCACATCTTCTGATGAACCAACTTGGCGGTAGTATACTGCTTGCCAGCGTGCGTATCAAACGCGACCAATACGAGTTCCCTGAATGGAGGCAACTCCTTCTCAACTGGAACCCAGTTGTACCAGCCGAACATGACACGCGTCAACTCCAAAGATTCTGGGTTGGAGCGGATTCGAATTTCACCAGTCTCTGCTAATATGGCCTTGAGGCGATCCCAGCCATACTGCTTGTTGCGCGTGAAGGCTGGAATTGTCGTGTCTGGTTCTGCAGAGGCCATATCCCAATTGACTTTTTGGTCATTAATAATGCCGAACGTTCTTGGACGGCTCGCATCCACCTTGGACAACAAGTTCAATGCATCGTCTAGTGTCGATTTGTCCAAGGCACTTTGGTGCTTGGGCTCCACAACAACGTTTGGTGAATCTTTGATTGCTGGAGGCAGCAACTCAACCGCAGGTTCACCGAACTTGACGAACGGCAGATCTGGGTAACGAGGCATACCGCACTTGGTACAGAACTCACGACCGGTGCCCCAGGATGGGCTCCAACGGTGATCCAGACCTTCATAGTTCCGGCACCAGCGCGGCGAATCACCGAGACGGCTGTAGGCCATACGCATCGCGTTTTGGTTCTTACAGA